TGAAATCCTTGCAGAGATCAATAGAGAAATCGTTAGAACTGTAAACTTGGTTGCTGTAACAGGTGCTCAAGAAAACACAACTGCCGCTGGTACATTTGATCTAGATACAGATTCAAATGGAAGATGGATGGTTGAGAAGTTCAAAGGACTTATGTTCCAAATCGAAAGAGAAGCTAATGAGATTGCAAAGGGAACAAGAAGAGGAAAAGGTAACATCATGTTATGTTCTTCTGATGTTGCATCTGCACTTCAAATGGCTGGCGTATTAGACTATACACCTGCTCTTAACTCTAACAACCTATCTGTTGATGATACTGGCTCTACTTTTGCTGGTGTTCTAAATGGAAGAATTAGAGTATTCATCGATCCTTACTTTGCAGCATCTAGTGGCGTTCACTACATGACTGTTGGTTATAAAGGTTCATCAGCATTTGATGCTGGACTTTTCTACTGCCCATACGTACCATTACAAATGGTTAGAGCAGTTGGTGAAGATACTTTCCAACCAAAAATTGGCTTCAAGACTCGTTACGGCGTAGTTGAGAATCCTTTTGCTAGAGGAACAGGCGTAATTGATGGAGCAACTGGTGCTCTTGATGACAACGCTAACAAGTACTACAGACGTGTACTTATCAACAACTTAATGTAATCTCGATTACGAAAAGTTTAAAGGGGAGCTTCGGCTCCTCTTTTTTTTGTTTAAAATAAATTAAATAAACTGTTGACTTTAAAGACATCATTTAGTATAATAGTATCATGTTGAGGGAGACACCCCAGACTGGAAGAGAAAAGGTAAATGCAAATACCTAACCAGCTGAGACAGTTTACACGAGATGGCGACTTTATCAATCGCTCAGAGGTAAGAGGAAAGGTGGACACCCCGAGCGGTAGCTCAAAGCATTTGAATCGGCAGAAGTCCAAATGTGTATAGGAAGACCGACCTGGAAGAGGTATAGTACATCGGGGACCAAACGTAGGACGAATCAACATAGACTGAGGCGAGCTCGAGTTTGAAGAAACGCTAGATGCTAGAACGGGAGAGAAACCCTGCAGTCGGAAAGGGATAGGTTATTAGGTTCGCACCTTATAACGACACAAGAACTTAGCGGTTCAGGATCCATTCTCTTTGCAAGAGATAGTAGGATGCTTCGGCTAACCCTACCTGGAGCACTGAGATTAACGAGTACGATATAAGTCCGAGGCCAGCCAGTTGAAGAAGAGACCCTTAGGGGTCTTTTTTTTTGTGTTGACTTTAGATGAATAATAATGTATAATAGATGTATAAGTTAAGGAGAAGAATATGGATTTAATGGGTAAAGCAAGACGTAGTCAAGAAGTAATAGACTCAGGAATGGGGTTAGTAAATGGTATCATTCTATACCACTATGCAACATCTATACCACAAGCAGTTGCATTGAATAGTAAAGAGATGCAGTTGATCCTCAACAAAGAGGTAGATCAGAACTGGGCTTGGGACGTGATGTGCGATTCAGTAATGCATCGTATAGGTCTTGACATCCAGGATGGTAACTGGGAGTTGGAGAGACTGGTTGTAGGTGAAGAAGTAAGACCACTTCATTAAGGTTATATAAATAAGTATATGGCCCAACCAACTAATCAAAACTTCTTATCCCCGTTAGGTGGTAAGTTCGAAATCAAAAGAATGCCTACTGTATCATTTTTTATACAGCAGGTATCTTTACCTACTATGGTGTTAGGTGAGATAGATGTACCTACTCCATTCACTAAAATCAGAAAGCCTGGTGACCAGATCATGTATAGTGACTTGGTAATAACATTCAGGGTTGATGAAGACCTCAAGAACTTTCTCGAGATGCATGATTGGATGAGATCCATTGCAAGGGTAGATAGCTTTGAGGATAGCACAGCATGGGATAATGAAAAGACTCCTATGTCAGATGAGAGAGTCTATAGTGATGGAACATTGACACTTATGAACAGTGCAATGAATCCAAACGTACAAGTAGACTTCAAGGACCTGTATCCTTCAACAATATCAGAACTGCCATTTGTAACAACTATGTCAGATGTTGATTATGTTGAGTGTACAATAACTTTTAAATATACTAAATTTGAAATAAAGAAACTATAATATGAACGTAAGTGAATTCGTTAAGTCTGCAAAGGCAGGCATCGTCACAGTGACCTTTAAAAAAATCAATACAGATGAGATCAGAGTAATGCCCTGTACGCTGAACAGCGACCTTCTAAAAGAAGCAGGTGTTCCAATAACAGTGAAAGATATAGGAGCAGACTCAGATCACATTGCTGTATGGTCATTGGACAAAAAGGCTTGGAGATCATTCCGAGTCTCCACCGTTACAGAATGGAGTCAAAGTGAACCAGAACAAGAAATTAGCAATCAAGGAAGCAGTAGTTGATACATTGATAGGGACAGCCATCATGGCTCCTCTAAACTTTGTTGTAATATCTATATGTTTTTCGTTGTCTTTTAATGCATTACAGACTACAATGGCCTGTACATTCTGCTTATTCTTTATTGCAGTAGCAAGAAAAGCAACCGTTCGATTATACTTTGAGAAAAAAAATGACACTGGAAGAAATACAAAAGCATTGGGATAAAGATTCTGTTGTAGACACTACCGAGCTAGGTAGTGAGGCTGCAAAGATTCCTCAACTGCATTCAAAATATTTTAAAATGTTTTCGACTGAGCGTCTTAAACTAAAGCAAATGAGCGAGCAAGCTAACGTGCTCAAGTTAGATCTGTATAGCTACTTTCAAGGTTCTATGGACTTTGAAACACTACAAGGCTATGGATGGGAACAATGTAATAACATTATCCTTAAAGTAGATATACCTATGCACATGGAAGCTAATCAAACATACATTGACAGCAATCTTAAATATGCTTATCAGAAAGAGAAGGTAGACTTCTTGGAAGCAATAGTTAAGTCTTTAAACAATAGAGGCTTCAACATCAATGCTGCTGTCCAATGGGAGAAGTTTAAAGTAGGCATTTAATGGAAGAGTACTTACACAACACATTCTTTAAGAACTTTACAGACAAACATGAACATGGTTACGCAGCAATGTATGGTAAAGTTATGTGTTGCAAAAGACATATCGATTCTATATTAGAGTTTGGTATTGCACAAGGCAGTTCACTAGTAGCCTTTGCTAATGCGTTACCTAGCACAAAGATATATGGTGTTGATAGTGGCGCAGATGTTCACACATTGAAACCAGAATGTTTAGAAGATCCTAACATTAAGATGCTGCATGGTTATAGAAGCGACAACAAATTTGACTGGCGCCCTATAAAGATGAAACTGTTTGATAGAAAAACACAATCAGATAAACAGCATACTGATATGTTCGATATAATTATCGATGACGCGGATCATAATATTGGTGCACAGTTAGGTACTTTCCTTTTGTGGCACACAAGTTTTAAAGAAGTCTATGTGATAGAGGATATCATGAAAGAGGAATGGGTAGATGTATTAAATATGGTTGTACGTAGTTATGGGTATGTGACTTGTGTAGAAGAAAGCACAAAGGATGAAGGACCTAACTCTAGCTATATTATGGCGATTGCTAAAAAAGGATCCGGATTTGGAAACACTTTCTGTAACTAAAGTCAACGAAGTCTACATGCAAGTTGATTGCGATGGTGGATCTTGTTGGGAACTACAAGACTATTTTACATTCACTGTCCCTGGAATGCAATTCATGCCCGCTGTCCGAAACAAAGTCTGGGACGGCAAGATAAGATTATTTAATCCAATGACCAAACGTATATACGCTGGTCTACTTCCTCACGTAAAAAGATTCTGTGAGGAGAGAGATTATAAATTAGAAGTGTCATCTGATTATGACCTAGATGCTTTATCAACATATGAAGCAAATAGGTTTATAGAATCGTTAAACTTAAACCTAACACCAAGAGATTATCAGATAGATGCATTCACACATGCAATAAAACATAGACGAGCAGTATTGTTATCGCCTACTGCATCAGGTAAATCATTAATCATATATCTACTGACACAATATCTTAAAAAGAAAACATTAATAATTGTGCCTACTGTATCTCTCGTTCAACAAATGAATGGAGACTTCAAAGACTATGGATACGATGGCGAGTGTCATTTGATCACTGCAGGGGTAGATAAAGAGTCAGAAGAAGAAATAGTAATATCTACTTGGCAGTCAATATATAAGATGCCTAAAAAATGGTTCGAACAGTTTGATGTTATCATTGGAGACGAAGCACATTTATTCAAAGCCAAATCTCTAACATCAATCATGACAAAACTTGTTGACTGTAGATACAGATTTGGATTCACAGGTACATTAGATGATGCACAAACGCATAAGTTAGTACTCGAAGGTTTATTTGGTGGAGTAGAAAAGGTCACAACAACAGCTGAGCTTATAGAAAAAGGAACGCTTGCAGAGTTTAGAGTTAAATGTATTGCATTACAATATCCTGATCATGTCAAGCAAGCTCATGCAAAAGACAAATATCAAGAAGAGGTTGAGTTCCTAGTACTCAATGAAGCAAGAAATAAATTCATTAAGAATCTAGCATTGTCATTGAAAGGCAATACTTTATTGTTATATAATTTTGTAGAGAAGCATGGTAAGCCTCTACATAAAGACATACTGGCCGCAGTAAACAAAAGTGTGGATAAGAGAAACGTCTACTTCGTATCTGGGGAGGTGAAAGGAAGCGAAAGAGAAGAGATTAGACACATTGTAGAGAAACAAAATGATGCAATCATTGTAGCCAGTTATGGAACATTCAGTACAGGTATCAATATCAAGCAACTGAATAATATAGTATTTTGTAGT